GCGACGGCATGCAGTACCAGCTCGACCCGCTTAGCAGGTATTCGCCCGAGCGAATGGTAGACCTGGCTGATTATCTGGATCAGATTGCTGAAGACTTGCGGTTTCATGCATTTCTGATGTGGGACTTCGCCAGACAACCCGAGAATGCGCCGAAAACGTTCATAGATATAGCGCGCAGATACAGTGCGCCGTCTGCTCTGGCCGCCGCTATTGCAGACGCGCCAGAGGCTGCCGATCAGCAACCCGAGGCGTCGCCAGAGCGAAAACCAGATCCGCCCTTGCTCTCAAAGCAAGCGAGGCTAACGTTCTAACGCAACCGACGAACACACCCCGCCGCTGCGGGCGCAACGGGGCGGCGGGGCGTTTTAAAACATTAAAAAACATGGCTGGAGTACCAGGAAAAGGCGGAAAAAAGAACCGCAGCGGTCGCAAGTCGAAGGCCGAAGAGATGGGCCTGGCCGCGTTGCTAGATGAGTGCTGGACGGTCGAGCAGCGCAAGGCGTGCATTCGACAGCTCGCTACGAACGCCGCAACGGGCGATATGGAAGCCGTCAAATTGTTGATGAGCTATACGTTCGGCAAGCCGCGGGAGAGCGTGGATTTAACCAGCGACGGTGAAGTGGTTTTGAAAGTTATCTATGGGAACGACGGAGCTGACAATTAGCTTGCCGAAGCCGCACGCCAAGCAGATCGCGCTGCGGGCGAGCAGGGCGAAGAGAAAAGTCGTGTGCGCGGGCCGTCGCGGCGGCAAGACTACCGGCATGGCGATCCTGGCTGTCGAAGCGTTGCTCGCCGGACGCCGAGTTCTCGAAGCCGCGCCGACCGCGGATCAGACTACCGCATTCTGGGAAGCGTGCGTGGCCGCGCTGACCGAACCTATCACGGCGGGCATTGTGAAAAAGAACGAGACGAACCGCACACTCGAACTCTCGACTGGCGGGAGAATCAAATGCAAAACCGCGCATGACGCCGACACTCTGCGCGGCGACTACGCCGATCTGTTGATCCTCGACGAATACTCCCTGATGGACGAAGACGCCTGGCGTCTGGTGGGCGCGCCAATGTTGCTCGATAACAACGGCGACGCGTGTTTTATCTTCACGCCGAAGAGCATGAACCACGCTTACACGCTGTACCAACGCGCCATTAGCGACGACACCGGACGCTGGGCGGCGTTTCACTTCACCAGCCTGGACAACCCGCACTTAAGCCGTGAAGCGCTTGCCGAAATCACGCAAGACATGTCGGCGAACGACTACAAGCAGGAAGTCTTGGCCGAGTTTCTGCAGAGTGACGGCAGCGTTTTCAGAAACATTGACGCGTGTCTCACCGCGCCGGAAACGACGCCGCTACAGCATAGGGGCCATATGGTGGTTAGCGGCGTGGACTGGGGTAGGAGCCACGATTACACGGCAATGTCAGTCTTCTGCTGCGACTGCGCGAGAGAGATCTTTCTCGATCGGTTCAACCTGGTCGGATGGAAGCTGCAGCAAACGCGACTGCTCGCCGCGTGTGAGAAGTGGAGCGTTCGTTACGGCAGAGTCGAAACCAATTCGATCGGCTCGCCGAACCTCGAATCAATGCGCGAACTCGCGCCGGCGGGACTAACCCTGATCGGCTTCGAGATGACCAGCAAGAGCAAGCCGAAGCTGATTCAGAGCCTGGCGCTGTGTTTCGAGAGGGAGACCGCCAGGTGGTTGCCGAATCCGATCGCCAGACACGAGTTGATAGCATATGAAGCCACAGTGACGGAAACCGGCTACACGAAGTACAGCGCGCCAGAGGGCGGCTTTGACGACACGGTTATCGCAAGGGCTTTAGCGTGGAAAGCGGCCAGGCCGTATCTGAACAGAGCTGCGGCGGAACCCGAAGTGAGGACCGCGGTCCACGGCGGCCGTATGGTTGACGACTACGGGATGGACGACGGGCCGCGAGTCAAAAGCAGTGATGACGCCGCCAATGAAGAGGCGGAAAGGTTGCGAAATGAGTTTCTCAGGGACATTGACGAACTTAAAAACCCGCTTGCTTAGCTGGCTGCTGCCGGTGAAGCGAGGCGACGTGTTGATACTGCCGGATAAGCCGAAGACTGAGCCGTACGAGCCGTGGAAAAACGGCGGCGTACTCGGGCCTGAGTACCGCGCATGGAAGCGTGGCCAACCAAAACCTGTGGCATCCCCGCTGGACAACAACGCGCTGTACGGTCTCGACGACGCGCTAGAAGGCTACCAGGCCATTCACTGGGGCGACGATGATGAAGACGATTGATGTGTGGGGCCGTCCGACGGCGGCTTCGAGTTATTAACCCTAACGGAGTAAAAACCTATGGCGATTCAAGCCTCAACTCAAACAAACTACCTCGAAGACGCGGCAGCATTCCCGGACTTCACGGTCCCCGAAATAGCGAACCTGAACGCGCCGAGATTTTTCGTTCAGTTCACCTATGACTCGATGTCGGTGGACACGTTCTCGATACCCGGCTGTGCGTTGAAGCGCGCCATCATTACGCCGTGCGTTTCATTCAAACAAAAACTGCCGCTTCACGAGATCCGCGAGGCCGACTTGTTACACGGCACGAAGGAGGCCGACCGGGACACAGGCCGTCCCTATTACGGGCAGATATGGCGCTACGCCACCGTCGAAGCCGATCGGCTTGTCGGGATTGAGAAGGACGCTAGTTACCCGACTGGACTTAGAGAGGTCGTGAGTCTTCGTGATGTTCCGCACGAATACAGGCGCATGGCCAATCACCTGTTTTACTCCGGCGTCGTGAGCTGGTCGGAGTTAGAGACAAACGATTCGATGTTGAGCCACTTACGCAATCGTCTGGCTTCACTGCGCGCCGATCCGCCGCCGGAACTCAAACCCGACGTACGCGCGGCTCTGGAGAAAGCTGGCGAAGAGCTGATAGAGGCCTGTGAGTATTCAGACGGCATCCAGCGCGCGAGGATTGAATCAACCCACGCGGCGATGAAACTGCCGCCGACTGATACGCACCACAAGAAGGCTTACGACGACGTGGACCTGCTGTTTCTGCGCCGCACCGGCTTAAAGCGGCTCTCGGAAGTCGATCAGAGAATGGCCGGCGCGCTGGAGAAATTGTCCAACGCGCAGACCGGCGATCCTGAGATCAAGCAACTGCTCGGGAATATGAATCAGCTGCTCGGCCTGCTCGTCTCCGAACGAACCGAGCCTGCGAAGAAGGGGGCGAAATGAAAACCATCACTCTGCAGCTTACCTTTGACTCCGGCGCGGATATGCCGCGCGAACACGGCCGCCTGAGCGACGCCGCCGAGAAGATATTCAACGTTCTCGACTGCTGCACGTTCAAACTCGCCACGGTAGAGATATTGCCGCCGGCCGACGTGGCCGCCGAGGTCCGTGAACTTGAGAAAATGTGGACTAACACAAAGGAGTAATAGCAATGGCTTTGAAAGAAGACGAAAAACAGTTGGGCAAAAAAGTTTTGACCGCGATCAACTACCTCGATAAAGTCGGCGGTACTGATGCTCTGGTCGCGGCCAACAGCACGGTTACGTTGTTGATCGCCGCGGTAAAGGCCCTGCCGAATACGATCGGCTCCGAAGCGCAGGCCTGCGCCGCAATAGCGCGCGGACTCGCGCTTGCCGTGCCGAACAACATTCTGAGCGAGAGTCACGGCGCCTCGACGATCGCGGGCTTACGGACCACCGTATTCAACGCGATAAGCGACACCGTGCCGGTCTTTCCGACTTTCGCTGGCGATCTGCCGTAGGGGGTGACAGATGAGTGAACCAAACAACAACGCGCTTGTCCCAGTAGCGCCGCCGCCGGCGCTCACCTCGGATGGCCGGACGAATCCGGCGTATCTCGATCACCTCGCCGCGGGCGTTGACGCGAGGATAGCCGAACGGCCGTCCTCGATCAGCGCCGATCAATTGCCGAACAGTTTCGCCAGGACGAACGTCCAGACGACTGGCAGGCAGGAACTATGGCCGGGCGAATCGAAAACGCCGTCGCTTACCGCTGACGGGAAGATCAGC